TAATATAACATGAACAAATTATAAAATCAACATTTACTTTTATTAACATATGTAGTAATATCAATTTGTGGTTTAAGTTAACTATAAGGAATAATATGGAAAAATACACACGACTTAGTATTGATATACCTAATGAAATGCATAGAAAGTTAAAATCTATTACAGCCATTCATGGGTTAAGTATGAGAGAACTTTTGCTTGATGCTGTTGAAGTACAAATCAGAAAGCTAGAAAAAGAATTAGATAAACAAAAGGAATCAAATGATGAGATTAAATGAATTTATTGAGTCAGCAATATTAAGTATTAGAAATGCTATCACTGAAGTGAATAATGAATCAGATACTCATAAAGCTTTTATGCCAGATCATATTGATATAGAAGTATATGTTGATAATGAAGGATTCGTAGGTAATGGGGGAAGTAAAATAACAATGAGAATACATACAGCAAATTATCCCTGGCTGAAAGGAAAAAATGGATGTTAAGTACTTTCTAGAGATATCTTTTTTTGATGGGACTCGTGCAGAACATAAAAATATTTCATCTACTCAATTAAGTGATATTAAAACTGAATTTTTTGATGAAACTTGTTGGGTTAAATTACCAACAAGAAAATATGGTAGTGGTTATTATGTAAATAAGAAACATATTAAAAGTTGGTATTATAGGGAATTAGAAAATGAAGTGGATTAAATGTTCTGAACGTATGCCACAACTTAATGAGATAGTATTAGTAACTGGAAAATACTTACATTGTGAAATGTCTCATCTTTTTGATAAGAATAAAGTAAAACGAGATGCTGCTAGAACAAGAAAAGATAAATATCCTGTAGAGATTGTTTGGTCAGAAGGTTGTTGTTGTAATGCTTGGTCCTTTGGGTGGGAAATAACTCATTGGATGCCGTTGCCTAAAAACCCTACAGAAACAGGAGATTGTTGGAAAAATGTTATGAATGATAAATGGTGGCTAAAAAGAGAAACTGAATGGCATTTTATTGGTATAAGTGAATCACCGATACCAGATGTGGAATTTATTAAAGAATGTTCAGAGGAATGCCTTCCCGAAGAACTTGAAACTAAGAAACAATGGGGAGAAACTATTAAATGTGATAAGTGTAATAGACCACCATGTCATTATTGTAATTAAGGAGTTAAATGAAAGAATTAAGATTAAATTTAAAACAAATTCAAGATGTTATTACCTTGGAATTATCAGAAAGAGAAAATACATTACAGAATTTAAAAAGATCTAATGACATAGAAGATCCGATTATAAAAAATAACATGTTAATGGATATACTGAAGCAAGAAACTAATAGCATGCAAAGTGGTCGTTTTGAATTGTGTAAAGATTACATTAATTTTGCTATAGAAGTGGCTGATAAATTTAGATTAAATGATGAAGAGTTAAAAAAGTTTCATGAAGGATTAGTCAATCAATATTCACCAAAGAAAAGCTGGAATCCATTTAAATAAATTGACAAACAAAAATGAAATTGTTAGCTTCACGAAGTTAATGAAGGATGTCCCTTCAATTGAAATAACAATATAAAGATTAAAAGAAAGAGCCACCCGTTTTAAGGATGACTCTCGACTTTTAATTTACGATATTAACTGCTTGCTAAATAAACACTCGAACTTACCAGGGCCAGATTGTTTACTAGCTATTACCAACTGAAAAAGAATAGTAATAATATGCGTACCGTTAATCATAATTCAAATTCCCCTCTAAGTCAACAAGAAATATCAACTTTAGATATTAATATCAATATTCTGACTGGATCAGAAGTTCTAGTATATAACCATCTTATAGGAATGGGGAACATAACTCATAGAATCTTTCTATCTCAAACATATTTAGCGTATAAATTAGGCCTTTGTAGGGCAACAATAAACAGAGCCTTAAAGAAATTGGCTGAACTTAATCTTATACAGAAAATAGATAGAGGATGGAAAGAAGAAAGAACTCGCATAAAGAAGACATGTTATTACATAATTTCTCGTCTTTTTGATGTCATAGAAATTAGAAGAAAATATGCACATAAATTTAAGTCACTTTTATATGCCAAAATCATATCAAATTTCGAGAGTTTTATAGCCTCTGGATTCAAGCACTACGACAGGATTGTTACAGGTATTAAGTATTTCTCTAATAATTTATTTAAAAACACAGACGCTGCTAATAACAGTATAAAGTTCTTACGTAGGAGAAGACTGCTTAAGGGAGAGAGACTAAAGCAGGATAGCAGTATAACTATAATAGAAAGAGATCGAGTAATGTCACAGTTTACTTTGCCTAGAGTTTTAGAAGAAGCTGCCTTTTTAAATTTGGCAGCCAAAATGGATTTGGCAGTTTTTAACGAGGTAATAATTCAGCATGCTTTTGCCAAGCTGGCAGTTTCTAAAGATATCAGCAGGCCATATGCTTATGTAAAAGGAATCTGCAAGAGTGAAAGTACAAAGCGGCAATTATCTTTGAAGGATCGCAGTCAGATTCCGATTGTGGAAGGTGAGGCTGAGCTGGACATGGAAGCTTTTAGGGAATCTCGACCATCTGCAACGCTTGGTGTATCGGCAGGTAAGCAATTTAAAGAAAAAAATAAGCAAGAAGAGAAGAGATATGTGCCTAGAGCAGAGTGGAAACCAACAGAAGTAACCAGGCAAAAAGAAACAGCAATGGAAATTGCAAATAATCTGGCTAAAGCAGCAGAAATGTTAAAATCAGGCAATGAGTTTGCTAAGTATGCCATCAAGGGAATATCTGAGATGGAATATCAAACAACCGGAGAAGAGGGAGAAGACTTAGCAATACAATACATAAACAAAAAGAAGAAAGAGTTTGAATCTGCTCCTTCACTTGCTGAAAGATTAAAAGAATTAGGAATGGCAGAAGAGCCTGAACTGCCCAAGAAAGATGCTACACCCCAAAGAGATATGCTTTTGAAGATGTTAAGGGAACAACAGATAGGTTACACTGTAGAGAGTAAACAGGAACCAAGCAATCTTGATACCCCGACCAATGTTAATCCGGTGGCAACGCCCGATAATCTTAAAAACGAACCAGGATCAATTGCAATAAACGAAACGGACTACGATGAAGTACTTGACTGACCAAGATAGCAATCGTTTAAACAAATCGATCGTCGTTTGGATTAAAGGGGATCCTATACCTTTGCAAAGAGCAAGATCTACTAAAAGAGGAATAACCTATGATCCGCAGAAAGATCTAAAATACCAAATAGGGATACAACTAAAATCGCAGATTAATTTTAAATATGATTATTCTTCTCTTAATGGAAATTTATCCCTAGATATAAAGTTCTATTTCGAGATGCCAGCTTCATGGTCTGCTAAGAAAAAAGAAAAAGTTGCGGGAAAAAGAAAAGGGTCCCGTCCGGATACTTCTAATTGTTTTAAATTTTATGAAGATGTTATGCAGGACATAGGCATTTACAAAGATGATTCACAAATAGTGGCAATTTCTGCTGAAAAGTTCTATGATGACGGCCAAGGAGCCCGAGTTGTAATAACGCTGAAGGAAGTAAATGAAACACGAGAAGGCAGTGAAGAAGCTTATGCCAAGAAAAAGACCACCTAAAGGATTTGATAAATGTGGATTTGTACTTAATTCTAAAGGCAAGATCCAACAAGTTATAGTTCCAACTGACACATTTCACGAACAATTCGATAATTATAATGAACAAAATATCTTTTTTGAGATCTTCGAATATATAGAGGAAGTCAATGAAGAGTAAATCTAAGCTGAAAGCCATACAAGATAACACAAGAATTGAGCCGTTGGGCAAAGATTGCACATATTTGGATTATTTGTCTGATAATTCTGGTCGGCTTTTTCCTGAGAAGGACAATTGGCGACTACGATTGAGATATACAATGCTATGGTGGGCCGATGAGAATAACTCGTTTGAGATTGAACAATTTTGTAAAGCTTACGGTATACCACGTAGGACTCTATATTTCTGGAGAGATAAATATCCAGATATTAGACAGACTATTGAAGATGTAAGAATTAATATTGCTTCTACTCGTCGTGTTGGTGCTCTTACTAAACGTCTTGATAAAGATGTGGTGTTTAAGGACATACACAAATACGATCCTGAATGGTTAGAAATTAACCAATACCACGCTAAGTTAAAGGATCAGGAACAAGGCAATGAGAAGAAAGTTGTTGTATTGGAATCTATGTGTTCTCATGAGGATCATAAATGAGAAGAATGATAAAATGTATAAATTGTAAAATGGAATTTGAAGAAGAAGACACGTCAATGTTTGAACATCCTCTTATTTCTAAAGTATGCAGTGATGAGTGTTTTACAGAATATAAAGAAAATAAATGGAGGCGTGAATAATGAATTGGATTAGAATAAACATTGACGACCCTACGACATGGCCTAAATTGGGTCAAAGAGTATTATTACAATATGTTTATAACGATGATTACCCAGAAATAGTTACTCTTATTTATCCTGATCAAAATTATAAATTTTACCTAAATAAAGATGGAAAACCCCTTATAGCATCTAAAGATTTCGATGGGAATAATATATATAGTTTTGAAGATTCATTTTGTTGGATGCCATTGCCTGAGTTAAGTAAAGAAGAAAAAAAACACCATATGGAAGAAATTAGTAGGATATGTAATGAACGATATAAAAAGAGCCAGAACTCCTGAAGAAAAGTTGCAAGTAATACAGCGTCTTTATACTGCTTGGTGTAAAGTTCCTGATTATAGATTGGGACAGCTAATACAAGGGGCATTTAAAGGCGATTGTTTTTATGTATCTGATGACAAATTTATCAAATGTATTGAAGAACTTGTTGATATAAAACTTGAGTTGCCTACTGTAGAGCATCCAGATGGTTTATGATATGGAAAATAAATATGGCTTGCTATACAATCCTGATACTGATTCTTATGAAAAACCTTTGGTAATTGAAATTAGCAGTTCACCACCACAATTTATTTATAGACCTAATCCAGATTCATTACCTGATTATGATCCTTTGACTGAAAATGTAAAAGTACACTACAGATTTCATTCATGGGATGTTTGTCCACGTTGTCAATATATGGCTAAGACTGATAAATGTCGTAGTCGTTTATTGTATAAGGCTGGTGTAAGTAAATGGTGTCATTGGAATAGGTATAGAAATAATATAATAACTCACGATCAATGGATAATTAATTTAAGGGGTCCAGATTGGAAACCAAAACGTATTATTAAGTTAAAGAAAAGGAAAAGATAATGGATATAAAATTATTAATGGTCTGTTTTTTGTTTAGTGAAATAGTTGTTTTTTTGATTGGATATAAACTTGCCTGCTATAAATATTCTAAGCTCTTAAGTTCTCGTTCCTTTTTACAGGAACAAATGTGCAGAATTGAAGAGGAATTAAGGCAATATAATTTAAAGATTAAGCAGCAGGCAGAAAAAGAATTCTCTGAATGGCTTTCTACTAGAACACCTACCTTTTTTGAATCTTTAAATGGGCAACCTGAGTTAAAGTTTTCCAGTTTACGAGACTTAGAAACTCCATGGTATTTAATCGGTACTTGTAATATGCAAACATTATCCAAATATGTGATGGAAAATGAACATAGAAACTCAAATAAAGCTAAATAAATTCAAAGCAAGACACTATCAAGTTCCTATTTGTGATGCTATTGAAAAGAAGCACTACAAGCGTGTATTGGCTATTTGGCCTAGAAGAGCCGGCAAAGATATTTTAGCCTTTCAGTTATGCATAAGGGCAGCCTTGCGTAAAACTCAAACTATTTTCTATGTTTTCCCAAGTTTTGCAAGTGGACGTCGCATATTGTGGGATGCTATTACTTCGGAAGGCCAACGCGTTTTGGATTACTGCCCAGAGGATGTAGCTTCACGTAATGAACAACAGATGCGACTCAGGTTCATTAATGGTTCAGTTATACAGATTGTTGGTAGCAATGACTTTAATCATTCCCTTGTTGGTACTAATCCTCAATTTATTGTCTTTTCAGAGTATTCATTACAAGATCCTAGAGCATATCAGTTTGCCAGACCTATATTGACTGCGAACGGAGGTGTTGCTCTTTTTTTGAGCACTCCCACGTGGCCACAATCATTTATGGGATCTTTACGAGATTGCTCAGCATAATCCAAAGGACTGGTATATTTCTAAACTTACTGTTGATGATACTCACCATATATCAATAGAAGACATTCAACGTGAAATAGACTCAGGTGAAATATCAGAATCCTTTGCTAAGCAGGAATATTGGACATCTTTTGATGAAGGCCAAGATGGATTCTTCTATACTTCTATTATTGATAAAATGAGACTTAATGGCCAGATAGGTAAAGTGCCTTATGAACCAGGATATCCAGTCATAACGAGCTGGGATTTAGGTATCAATGATCCAACTGTTATAATATTTGCAAATATTTGTGGAAAAAGCATACATGTATTTGACTATTATGAAAATCATTCACGTTCTATATCCCATTTTGCTAATTATGTACTTAATAAAGAATATACTTACAAAGCTCATTACCCCCCTCATGATATAATGGTTCGTGAGCAGGGTTCTGGTTTAACACGCAGAGAGCAATATAAACAATTAGGTATTAACTTTTCTGAGATTTATAACATAGATCTTCTTGATGGAATTGAATTAGTTAAAGCTAAGCTTCCAACTATGTGGATAGATGAAGTTAAATGTAAAGATTTGATTAAGCATTTGTCGTCCTATTCGCAAGAATGGGATGCATCTCGTGGTAGATATAAAGAAATCCCAAAACACGATACTCATTCCCACGCAGCAGATGCAATGAGATATCTTTGTGTTGCTCTTAAGAAAGCTATGATAGTAGGTACAACTCCAGAGGAATTAGATAGACGTTATCGTGAGACCCTATTCCCTGAGAGTTTACCTGGAGTATTTAACGGAGATTTTGATAACAAATATGGATTTTAAATATGGATTTAAATAATTTAGAGAACAAATTTTTTTATTTCTTAGATGAATTTAGTGAATTATGTGATGAACAAGCACCCGATGAACAAATTAGGGCTGCATTTCAGAAAGCTGCTGATGTCTGGAAGGAACTTAAAAAGTATAATTTAACTGATAAATTACGTAAAGATCACCCAAATGCTACGGATATATTTGATCACTTAGACGAATTTAATAAGGAAGTTATAACAAGTTAAGGAAGTGAATGAAAGAAACAAGCAATAATAGAGGATTTTTTGGCATTGGAGTTTATGAACCTAAGTTTGATGAAAATATAGGAACTTTGTGGAGACATGCTTATCTTTATAACGCATCTTTTGTCTTTACAATTGGGGCTCGTTATAAGAAACAACCTACTGAAACATCTAAATCAACTAGACATATTCCTTTGTATTATTATGAAACATTTAAACATTTCAGAGACAGCATTCCTATCAATGCAGAGTTATTAGCTATAGAACTAGCTGACAATTCCCAATGTTTATCTACATTTAAACATCCAGATAATGCAGTTTACTTATTAGGTTCTGAAGGTTTTGGTATTCCTGCTGAAGTTCTTCCTGAATGTGAATCAGTTATACAAATATATTCTCCTAAACCACAGTCTATGAACGTATCGACAGCTGGTACTATAATTATGTATGATAGAGCGATAAAACAAAGGAAATAATGGACGGAAAATGTCCTAAATGTGGACCCTTTCAATTTGACCATGATGAAAGTAAGAATATAACTTTCATTATTTGCCCTATTTGCAAAGAAGAATTTGGTGCAATTTATAAAGAAAAAAGTCCTGAAGGATTGGAATATATGAAAAGATTTAAAATGTTAAGGTCGTGGGAGAAATAAATGTTGAGAATAAAAAAGATAGATGGTAGAGCGTTTAGATATAAAAGATGTAATAAATGTGATGGAAAAGTTATTTATGCTTTAGTTTATTGTGATCCATGGGTGCTTTTATGTGTGGAACATGCTCCTAGAATGTCTGATGGATCTCCTGGATATAAGAAGTTACATATAGTTAGAGAAGAACCTATAGATTATGGACACGTTCAACAATGGCCAGCAGATCCTAATTTAAAAGCTTTTAAATTAGGTGGATGGTAAATGTTAAAGAAGATAATAGATTGGGTTAAAGCTAAGCAAATTACTGTTACTTTAGAAGATCCTATTAAGTCGACACATAAGACAGTTCAATCTGATATTAGAGATGAACAGGCAAAGAAACGTTTTAATAAGCATTATGATCAACAGGAACAAAATGTTTTAATGAGAGCCCTTAAACAGCATGATCCTACGTGTATGGATCATATAAGTTGTGATAAAGATCCTTGCTTTGTTCGGGTTCCTGATAAAATTGTGGCTACTTATGTTGTTGATGCAATAACCAAGAAGAGAATAGAATGAAAGAAGTATTTGAGTTAAGAAGTAATATTAGAAATGTGATTGAGATTTTAGAAAAATTATTTTCTGATCCATTTATCAAATATGATATCACTTATTGTAAGCATAGATATAACTTTACTGATCCAATCTTTCAAGAAGATAAAGACAAGCTTGCAAAACAAAGAGAACAATTAATTAAGGCTATGTTAAAGAAGTCCATTAATAAGTACATAGATATTCATTATAAATATAAGGATATTGATGAGGATTATTCTGATCCTTCATTTGATTTTATAAACGATATGATATCTATGCATGCAACTGATTTAGCTATATCTGTTCCAGTTGGTGAAAAATATGAAATTGGAATAGATGAATTAGATAACAGTTTGGATCTAGAAAGAGTAGAAATAGATGGGAAAGACTCATTGATTCTTAAAAGAATAAAACCATGTAAATGCTATGGATTACAAGAAGCAGAAATGGCAATAGAATGCGATGGAAAGTGTACAGAAAAAGTAAAAGGAACTGAAAATGTTGTATCCGAAAATAAATAGCCTTTGGAAAAGACAAGGTTGGTATTTAGATGAAGGTAAAAAGCATAATCGTGATTACCAAGCGGGCAGGCAATCCTTTATTATAGGTGATTATGCTTGTGATGAATTTCCTATGATAAAGAAGTGGCGAGTTGAAGAGAAAATAGATGGAACTAATATAAGAGTTACGATTTACAATGATTCTTGTATAGAATTTGGTGGTAGAACTGATGATGCAATGTTACCTGCTCATCTATATAAATACTTAACACAAACTTTTACACCTGGTTTAAAAGAATTATTATTCAAATTGATTCCTTCTGCTACTAAAATTGTTCTTTTTGGTGAAGGTTATGGTCCTAAAATACAAAAGGGCGGAGGCAATTATAGAGATGATGTAGGTTTTATTCTATTTGATTGTTGGGCAGGTTCTAGATGGTCAACCAGACAGGAACTGAAAGAGTTAGCGGTTCTTTTAAATTTACCAACACCATATGATTATGGGTTAATGACTGAAGAAGAGATAATAGAACTTGTGAAGTCTAAACCTAATAGTCTTACAGCGGTTAGACCAATGACCATTGAAGGTGTTATTTGTAGATCAGAACCTTTGATGATTGCCAACTTAGATAATAGGCCAATAATGTGGAAATTAAAGTGTAAAGAATTTTAAAATACTTGATATTGAAGCAACACAATTCTAGAATAAGGGAAAATACAAATTAGGAGATGAAGTATGTCATTATTCCCCATGCTAGGCGATGTTTACCTTAATGAGCGAGATAGAGGCATCATTGCTCGTATGGAATCATTTTACTCTGAATCCATAACGATAAATCAGTCTTATTGGGGTGAGGCAGATACTGACACTAGATTCTATTGTAACGACCAAACTTTATGGCAGAACCTTTATGGTAATCTTCCGGCTAATAGACGACGTAACTTGGCATTTAATAGAATAATGCGGGTTGTTAATATGATTGATGGTCATCAAAGACGCAATCGCAAGTCTATTATTATGACTCCTAAGGAAAATGGTGATAATGAGACTGCTGATCAATTCACAAAGATAATAATGACTCTATGCCAGCAAGAAGGAATATTAGAAACAATCTCAGATTCTTTTCATGGTGGTCTGGTTACAGGCATGAATCTATTACATGTTTGGTTAGATTATAGAAATGATCCAATATCAGGCGATATCAAAGTAAATAACTGTTCTTATAATTCTTTCCTTATTGATCCTTATTTTAGGAAAGCAGATCTCTCAGATTGTAATGGGATCTGGAAACGTAGCTACTTAACTAAACGTGAATGTATTTCTTTGATGCCACAGTTTACTGACGAAATCTTAGGATTACCAGGTAACCAGTATGGAAATAAAGACGGCAAGTTCCAGTTTATGCCTGAATCTTATCAATATGGCTATAAAAATTTATTAGCATATGATGAATTTTACTATCGTGATTTTAGACAGCAAAGATTATTAGCTGATTCTAAAACTGGTGAAGTTATGGAATGGAAAGGTAAAGATGAAGATGCGCTTAAGCTATTCTTACAACTTCATCCTTCTGTGACAGTATTAGAAACTGAAATTCCAACAGTCAATCTAGCAATAGTGATTCAAGGAAAGGTATTTTATAATGATCGATTACCTACTGGGGCTGATAATTATCCTTTCATTCCTGTTTTTGCCTATTATAACCCTCAGATACCTTATTTCGAAAACCGCATCCAGGGCGTCGTTAGAGGACTCAGAGACAGCCAGTTCTTGTACAATCGTAGGAAGATTATTGAGCTGGATATTCTCGAGTCTCAAATCAATTCTGGCTTTATTTACAAGGAAAATGCGCTCGTTAATCCGAAAGATGTCTTCTTGTCAGGTCAGGGAAGGGGACTGGCTCTAAAAGAAGAAGCGCAAATGACTGATGTACAACAAATTCAGTCTCCACAGATTCCTCCTACTACAATTGAATTATCTAAAATGTTAGGTGAGGAAATAAATCAAATTGCCGGTGTGTCTGAAGAACTCTTAGGATTCGACAATAAGGATACCCTTTCAGGTTTTCATTCAATGTTAAAACAATCAGCTTCAACCACAACGCTACAAATTCTATTTGATCACCTTGACCGCTCTATAAAATTATTAGGTGATAGAATGGCTGAAATAATTCAGATTAACTATACTCCTGGAAAGATTAAAAAGATTTTGGAAGGACAAGAGCCTCAACCATTATTTTATAATAAAGCTTTTGGTAAATACCATGCCGCTGTTGAAGAAGGTCTCAATACTACCACACAAAAACAAATGCAAATGGCTCAAATGCTTATGCTTAGAGAAGCTGGAGTTCCAATATCTAATCAAGATCTACTTGAAGCTTCAACGCTTCAAAACAAGAAAATGGTTATTGATAATATGGTAAAAGAGCAGCAGGCTGCTCAGCAACAACAGCAACAACAATCTCAAGTTCAAATGCAGGAAATGCAAGCTAGAACTAACTTGGCTCATGCAAGAGCTGCTGCCGATCAAGGATTGGCTGTTGAAAGAACATCACGTGTTGAAGAGAATAGAGCATTGGCTATGCAGAAGTTAGCAGAAGCTAATAAAAATGATGAACAAGCTCTACTTGAAAAAGTTAAGATTATTAAAGAGATTGGTCATATGGACTTAGATGAAATAGCTAAGCTAATTAATATGGCTAATTTATTAAAGGCCAATGAAAATAATATGAATATAAACCAGCAGAATGGTTCTGCTGCGTAGATAGAGATTGAAATCTTGCTATCAACTTTCAGTTGCCGACAAAATGGAAGTGACTGAGTACGTGACAAAACGTCGCACACTGAAAGTGTGAAGAAACGTCACGGGTTGAAAAGCAGTTTCTACATAGGAGTACCGTAATGGCAAAAAGATATATGCATTCAATGAAAAGATCTGGTAAATCACAGCCAGGTCCAGAATATGCAATGAATGATGGTTTTAAAGATCGTAGTTCTTTAGATATGGAAGATTATGTTTCTGGTTTAAGAGCTAGAGATAGAATGGAAGCTCAAAAGGATGGCATGATCAGAGAAGATCACAGAGCTATCGCCAATCTTCCACAAGAAGTTATGATCAAGCCTTATGAACAAGTTGGACCATATCTTCCTGAAGGAATTGATGATACAATCCGTGGTGCGGATATGCAAATGGATGATAATGATGAGCAAAGATCTCGTTATTTCTCACCAAAGAAGTAATCATGGCAGCAGCACCAAGGCCAAATAATAAGGCCACCAGAATTCTATATTCTGTTTTAGGAAGACCGCCTAACTTAGTTAAGTTAACTAAAAGGCAAAAAATGATTAACGATCGATTAAAGGTTGAAGAATCTAGTCGATTGAAATAATCTCCAATACAAGGCGGGAGGTTCTCCTCCTTTTTAGTCCTCCCGCCAGCGAAAAGGATGTTAGTATGAAAAAAAATAGAAAAGAAGTTGAAGGCCGTGAATCTCAAGCGGAAAGGGATTATATAGTACAGAAAGGTATCGAAGAAGATAACTTTTATGGAAATATAGATCCACGTAGACGCCAAGAGATGCATGATGCCTATATGGTTCGTGAGGATCAAAATGCTATGGCTAATTTGCCTAGGCAGGCGATTCATCATGAATTCAATGTTGATAAATTTAAATATAATAGTGTTTCTGCAGGATCTCCTGATTGGTCACATAATGAAATTGGATTTATACGTAAAGCCCAAAAGGGTTTTTATGAAGGATCTGAATGAAGAAAAAGGTGACAGTTGCTAAAGGCGTTAAGGTATCACGTGGTAAGGAAGAAAAAGAAAGATCCAAACCAGGTGGTAGTAACTCTGGCAAATATAAAAACGTTTCTCCTAAGTCATTTGCAGGTGCATCAGGAGGAACCAGTAAGTATTCATTTCCTATAGATACTTTGGCTAGAGCTAGAAATGCTTTAGCTAGAGCTCACTTTGCACCAGATCCGTCAGGAATTAGAAGAAAAGTTTATGCTAAATACCCTCAATTGAAAAAGAATAAGGAGAAAGAATGAAAAAATGCGCAAAATGTGGCAAAATGCATTCAGGTAAATGCAAAATGAAAGATAATAAAGGCTATCCTGTACGAGTAAAAGGAAAGTAATGGCACACAAAAAAAAGGCTAAAGAATCACCTAAAGCGAAGAAGAAGATAGAGAAAGTCATGCACGAGTATAAAGAAGGTAAATTACATTCAGGTTCCAAAAAAGGACCTATTGTAAAGAATCCTAAACAGGGAATTGCTATCGCAATCTCTGAAGTTCGTAAAAAAGGAATGAAAGTTCCTAAGAAAAAGAAATAATTACTGATTCTATTATTGCTATGTGGGTAGTGCTCTCACACACTACCCTTTAAATTAGGAAGCTATGGAATTTACAGATTACTTATTATTAGCCCTTATGGGCCTTTTAATAATATTAATTTATAAGACTTGGTGAATATGACTAAGAAAACATTAGGAAGTATAGTTACCGATCTTAATAAGCAGCAAACCCCTGAAATGGTTCCTGTATTACTTAAAGCTGCTGAAATGAAATCGGAATATATGGATAATCTTTTAGAAGCAGTTGATCGTGGCTGTAAAATGTTCCCAGGAAATTTTTACATTGAGGTAAGTTCAAAAAAGGAAAGATTACTTGATAGAGTTTATAGGGATATGTTTACTCCTCTTTTGGCGTGTCCTGCTCCTTTTTGGGATCAAACGGTTTTTAGATACAACAGATTCGATGGACAAATAGAATATCTATGGACATTGCCTGGAATGAACGAAGCATATTATATGGCTGAACATTCCAAAGAAATTATGAAACAACCAGATCATACTGGTGAAAAACAACTATTGGGGTTTGTAATAATGGCTGTTAATGGCAGCCTAACTAAGATGATGAAAAAGTATAACAATGAGAAAGAAGATAGTCCGTTACTTATAAGTTAAAGGAATAAATGATGGAAAATTATGAAGTGCATCCAGAAATAGCAGCAGAGCTAGCAGAAGCAGCTAAAAGAGGGAAACCTATTCAACAAGCTCAGCCAACTCCAGCTCCGGCACCTCAACCAGTACAGCCACAAGTTGAACAAATGGAACAAGAACAAGCGCAAGAACAAACTCCTCAACCTATTAATGATCCAGCACCAGAATCTGAGGAAAGTGGTTATAAAGTTAATATGAGGATAAAAGCCCTTAGGTTAGCCAAGGAAAAGGCTGAAAGAGAACGTGATGATATACTAAGATTAGCACAGATGAATAATGCTCTAAATAAACCACAAGAAGAAAAACAGGTTACCAAGTCACGTAATAGATTAAGACCTGAGGAACTTGTAGACGGAAGTCATGTTAATGAACTTGATGATGAATTACAGCAATTAAAACAACAATTATTAAGACAACAACAGCAATCTTACAATGAAAATTCTAAATTACGTTTAAAGGCAAAGTTTAATGACTTTGAACAGGTAGTAAACCAAGAAACTATAGAAATGTTACAGGTTCTTCAGCCTGAAATAGCTCAAACTTTGAATTCAACTCAGGATATTTATGCAGCTGGAGTTACAGCTTATAATATTATTAAGAACTTGGGATTGAAACCTGAAGCAAATTATGAATCTGATATAAAACGAATACAGACTAATGCAGTAAAGCCAAAACCAATGGTTAGTATAAATCCTCAGCAGGGAGAATCTGCCTTATCTCAGGCCAATGCTTTTGCTAATGGATTGACCCCTGAGTTAAAAGATCAGCTATATAAAGAGATGCAGGCAGCTAGAAGAAATTATTGATCTCTTCCGTCGCTTTTAGTACGCTCGACTGTGCCCGTGGATTAAAGTATATTTTTTTATGATTTAATATGTTTATTTTGAGCTCTCCGTTTTTGATTTAGGTACATTTTTTATAATTTTTCTTAATCTACGGGCACAATTTTTAATCTTCTTTAGATTTCTTTAAGCTTTTGATAGCAATGCGAATATCATCTAATACATCAGGTAATGATTCTGAAAGGTTTTTAAAGTTAGAATTCATATCTATAAGTTTATCATTAATCAATTCAGTATAATCTTTCATATCACTTAGATAATCATGCATTCCACATAAGTTTCTTATAATAAGCCAGTCTTTTAGTACATTCATTTTTAACTTATCTTTTTCTGTAATAGCTTCTTCATCTTCTATTACTTTATTAATTAAACGTTCGTATATTATTTCTTTGTCTTTGTAATCTGAAATCATAAGATACTCCTTAGTACTATTGCTTTTGAAAATAAATATTAGTATATCTATTTGTAGCGTAATATGAAGCATCGCTAACTTCTAAATTTAGACGTAATGAAGGCTCGTCTACTTCAAAAAAGGACGTAAAATCTGTTTTAAGATTCGTCATCTTATCGTTATAAATCATTTTTCTTATCTTAAGGAGAATAGATATGGCGATAACTACGACAAGTACTTTGCCAGCACCTATTCAAGCTAGTTTTAGCTACAAACTCTTAAGTGTTCCAGTGCCTGATTTTATCTATCGCATACCTGCTATGAAAAAGCAGATGCCTAGAAACGGTGGTACAACACTAAGAATGAGAAGATATAATCCATTAAACACAGCAATGGTTCCACTTGGAAATTCTGGTATCACACCTCCAGCTCAAAATCTAACAGCGTTGGACATTGATGCTAAGATCTCCTTTTATGGAACATATATTCAGTTAAATGAACAAGTTACACTACAAAACCAAGACCCTAAAATGAATGGGGTCTCTAAACTTTCTCTAATTGACTTGGAAACCTACAGCAATAGCTATGGTGACAAGGGCGAAGGATTTTTAAGGGCATGATTATGGAAACGCGAGTTAGCTTTTCTCATCATAAACAAACAAACATTACGCTGAGTAATCACATCTTCAGAAAGTCGTTTACTTCCAATATTTTTACAGGTAGTGCGATAAACTTTCATAATAGCACATTGTTCAGATTTAATGATGAGATAAGGTTGAATAAGCGGCAAAATATAGTCCAACATAGGACCTGTAGCTTGCCAATTATAAACTGGACGCGTAAAAGCTTTTTTACTAGTCCATCTATAACGCGAATCTTTATGACCGCCAAAAATTTGTTCAAGCCATATAATCAATTCTACATCACAACTGGTTACTTTAAGAAGTGTGTGCCATTGATAGCCATTACCATATTTGCCTTGTTTAACTCGGCCGATATAAAAACAACCTTCACCATCTACAATACCAGCAAGATAGGCTATTTCGGCAATAGAATGATTAGTTTTAAATTGAACGGTTTTTGCCATGATGACCCTTTCGTTTACAACAGCATAACATTAAACGAAAAGAAAGTCCACGCTGAACGACTAAATGAGAAAGCCCATTTGGGATGCGATAGTCTGACCTCTGATCGAAAGACAGAGAGAGAGATCCGAAGAGGTTTCTCCGCCTAGAAATAGGTCATAAAAGTAACAGAATGGTTCTTAACGAAGCAGCAGCACGTTTAGGTGTATGTCTTCGTCAAACAGAAGATCAATTGACACGTGATATGTTAGCGGCTACAGCTGCTTTCATAAACTGTACAGGTGGCGTAAATGGTGACGTTCCTACTGAATTAACACGTTCTGATGTTGATCTATTGATTGCGACATTGAAAAATAACAATGCACAAACAATTATGGACAACATTGAAGGTGAAGATAAATATGCAACATCACCAATTCGTGATGCTTATTTCATGCTAGCATCTACAGGCCTTATCGGTGACTTTGAAGCCGTAGCAGGTTTTGTAGCTAAAGCACAATATGCAGCACCTACCAATGCTCTGCCATCAGAATGGGGTGCAATTAGCAACCTCAGAATCTTGGTATCTAGCATAGGTTCAATCAGCCCTAATGCATCATCTTTAGGCAATACCGTGTATAACAACATGGTAGTCGGAATGGAAGCTTATGCCATAATACAGCAAGACGGATACTCCGCTTCCTTCATCTATCGACCACCTATCTATGATGGTCCATTGGCTCTTAATGCGTCTGTTGGTTGGAAAGCAGCTTTTGTACCTAGAATCACAAATGATCTATGGGTACTTAACTCAAGATGCACACACTCATAAGGAGATAGCCCATGGATGGTACAATATTATGTCAAGGTTCATTTATAGCTAACTCAACTGGATTATCAAATCCTAATGCAGGTAATGCTTCTATTGGTCAGGCAAATGCCCAACTTATAGTAATACCAAGCAATGTTGATTGGCTATCAGTATGGAACTATACAAGATATGGCACAGTTGGAACAACCGGTGCGTATTTCAATGGAACAGCTAACGCTTCAGTAGGTGTAGAATTCTACTGGCAACGTGGCATGGCTCCAGGAACAGGTATAGTTAAATATTATGGTGCAGCATCTAACGTACTTGATGGTGACACATTAGTTTCAGGTGGTTTCACACTTTATGATCCATCTGGACAAAGTGCAGGTGCTTTACCTCTATTAGGTAATGCGGTTGCAACAACAGCTTCTACTAACGTAACAAGACCAGTTGTTTCCACAGGAAATACAGCAGGCGTTATAGTTGGGTCAGTTGTTCGTTTAAGCAATACAGCTCAAACAGATGTTAATGGTGTTGATTTTGTAGTTGGTGCAGTTACTGCAAATACCAGCTTTACATTATTGACAGCATCTAATCCTCTAGCTAATGCTCCAGGAGCAATTGGTGGTGCAGGATTCTATAGATTAGTTAATACTGACGGACTATTTTATCCAAGACGCAGATATGTAGTTAATATTACAAAGGCAGTTAATGCTCAAGTATCTACATCTGTTGCTCATAGATATGTAGCTGGTCAAGCAGTAAGATTCGAAATTCCTGCAGTGTCTGGAATGGTTCAATTGAATTCTACTGTATTTAATAACTATCAAACCGCAACTGTTGTAACAGTAGTTGATGATTATAATTTCACAATTAATATCGATACAACTGCATTTACAACATTTACTTGGCCAACAATATCACAACAGCCAAGTTCATTCCCTGAAGTTAATCCGGTTGGTGAAGATTCTGCAAGTGCATTAATGTCACTTCAGCCTCAAACACCGATATATCAAGGTCAGCAAATCTACAGCACTAACGTTGGCGTACTTTCAGATTCTACAGTTAACACTGGGTTTCTTGGAATGTTGCTAGGCAATGGTGGAAATGGAAATGCTCTAACCACACCGATATTAGGACCTTCTGGTGCTATATCTTGGTCTGCTGGTAACGTTGCTACAGGTGATACAGTTTACTGGGTAGCTGGTAAATCATCACTTGGCGGACTCTAAGTAATTAATGGACTTATGGGAGAGGAATGTAATGACCCCCTCTCCCTTTTAATTAAAGGAATAAATATGTCATCACCAAAAAATTTGACCCCTAAGCAATCAACAGGTAAAAAACTAACTCCTGAAGAAATAGAGAAAATGAGAATAAAGGATCGTACTCTTGTTAGAGGAAAATATCATTTTCATGAATGCCCAGGCGGCATGATCCAATTTCCATTTAAGAAATATGCTGCCGATCCAATGGAATGGTACAAAATGACAGATGGAGAAGTTCATACTATTCCATTAGGAGTAGCAAAACATTTAACAGATAATTGCTGGTATCCTGAATATTCTTATAGAAGAACTGAAGGACAAGATCTTCAACAGGTTACAAAGAAGATACCTAGAATGAGTTTCCAAAGTATGGAATTTAGTGATTATGATGATATAAGAGATATTTCCGGTGAAAGAGTTAATACTGCTGTATATTATCCAGGAAGATCAGTATGATCGTAGCCCAACCATTTCCTACTTATCAACCAAAAATGTGTGGAATACTAAGTATAACCAATGCCAACCCGGCATTGGTTACCACCACACTCGATGGTGTTAATCCGGGAAATCACCAATACATAGATGGTTTAATAATTAGAATAGATATTGCTCCTGGATATGGAATGGGTCAAATTAATCAACAGTTTGCACCAATAACAGTCGTTAGTCCTACTCAGTTTACAATAGCTATAGATACTACAATGTATGATACTTTTTCTTTTCCTGTGGCATATCCATTAACTTCGCAATATTCACAAAGTGTTCCTTTTGCAGAGATTAATGGTCAGATTACTGGTGCTGTAAATAACGTTTTACCTTATTAGGAATTTATCTTTAAAATTAATCCATTTCGGTCTGTATTTTATTTATATTGTCTTCAATTAAAGTTAGATTACCTGTAATATCTTCTATTCCTGTTGAAATATCTAATACATAATCAGCTATATTGCTTAGGTTCATAGTATCAATATAACCTTTAAGTAAAGTTATTTTCTGAGATAGGCGATCTCTAGAATCTTGATCCAAGAGTGTTCCACTAAAATAATAATCCAAAAGTTCATTATACATTTGAATTGCTTTTGAAAGTTCCATTAAACTTCTCCTATCTAATTTTTGGATAATTGCATCTACAGATAGCTAAATCTCCCTTATATCTAGATGTGAATTTTTTGGTAAGTATATTGAGTTTGCAATGTCCACATATTGGTATTTGATATGAACCGGCAGCGGTTGTCTTTTTTTTTCGAAATACAGAATTAGCACCACTATTTATTCTTCTTCTTTTCATTTTATTCCTTCTATTGATTTCGAACATTCCTCTTAGTATAACTAGGAATATAAAAAAGATTAGGAGATAGAATGCCAGCAACCTTAGCGGATATAGAAAAAAAGGTTAGGTTACTTACACGACTACCAAGCACTGCTCAATTATCTCAAGCAGATTTAGATAACTATATAAATACATTCATTCTTTATGATTTTCCAGAGCAATTAAGAACTTTTAACTTACTGAAACCGTTCTCCTTTTACACTAACCCAGGTCAAGATGTTTACGACACTAACATTTTGTCCTTCGCAGGGGCGACCAACAATATTTTATATAACTTTCAAAACTTGTATTTAACTGTACATGAGCCAGTATATATTGCTGGTTTCCCTGCGTTATATACACAAGATAGACAACAATTCTTTGGCATATATCCCATAATTAATAGTATTTCTTCTATAGGTGTAACAGGAAATGGTACCGCTGGTCCTTTCATAGGAGTAATAAATACTCAACAATCTATAGTGCCACCTGGAACCATGCAGAATATAGGCTTATTACAAAGTAATGTTTTGTTTTCAGGTATAGGTACACCAGGTACAGGTGAAGCAGAAGGTATGGCTCTAGTAGATGTACCGGTAGTTGATGGAGGAACAGGATTTAAACTTAATATAGGTAATCTTTATGATCCAAACTCATTGGCTTATAGAACAGCATTAGTTAATCCTCCAACGGTAGTTGATCCAAACAATAATATAAATTATTTAACTGGTGTATTTACTATTAATTTCTCAATGAATACTTTGGCAGGAACTCCAATTAATAGTCAGACAGTTCCACAACAATATGCATTACCTCAATCTCTAATGTTTCATAATAATCAATTTACAGTGAGACCAGTTCCGGATCAGACTTATGCAGTTAACTTTGAAGTTTTTGTAAGACCAACCCAATTAATATTAGCAGGTGATGTACCAAATCTTGATGAATACTGGCAATACATTGCTTATGGAGCAGCCATTAAGGTTCTGCAGGATAAAATGGATCTAGATTCAGTTAATTTAATTATGCCTGAATTTAAAGTACAAGAAAGATTATGTTTGCGTAGAACTATAGTTCAATATACAAATACCAGAACGGCTACTATTTACACTGAAAACAATGGTTTAGGTGGTGGTTGGACATGGGGTTATGGATCAGGTTACCAATAGGAGAGTAAATGCCTTATCAAAATAATATTCCGTTAGCTCCCGATCAATTATCTAGATCACAAGGTGATATTAACGGGAATTTTCAGATCTTAGGTGCTATAGGTGGTATTCCAGGAATAAATAATAGTTCAGGAATAAATACTGCCCCAGGTGCAGGTTTTAACTATTTATTTTTAAACGCTGGTAATAATCCGCCAGCAGGCTCAGTGTTTGCTAATAGTAATGCCTTCTATTCTTCTGCTGTAGCAGGTGTTAATGAGTTATTTGTAAACAAAAATAATCAAGCTGGTCCTGTTCAGATACCATTTACAAAGTCAATTTTAAGTACTGCTGTTGCTCCGGTAAATGGCCTTAAAGGATGGACCTATTTGCCCTCAGGTCTAATTATGAAATGGGGATTAGTGGCTGTACCAAATCTAGCAGCGGGTGGAATGGACAATTTTGATAATACTGTGCCATTTACAAGATTTTTTGCTGCTTGGCTTGGAAATGGAAATTCAGGAGGAGCAAATTATTCATCTCAGATTTCTGCATTAAGCACTGTAGCAATAACTGTCATAAATAGAGGAGTAGCTATAAATACTTATGTAGCTGCCAATGTATATTATTGCGTAATAGGATACTAATATGGCATTTGATAGATTTCTTGTTGGTCCAATAAATACAGGTCTAGAAAGAGATCTAAAGCCATTTTTGATAGCAGATGATGCTTTTACTTTATTGCAAAATTGTTATGTATTTAGGGGCCGTGTTAGAAAACGTTTTGGCTCTATATGGATGGGTGAAGGGAATCAATTATTAACAAGGTTAAGAGTTCAGGTTGGAACAGTCGGTGCTCCCATTAGTCCCGTGCCAGGCTTAATATTTCCTATAGGTTCTATGTTCTCAGCAGGCAGCCAGGTATTTACAGTTATAACAGCAGGCGTATTGCAACCAACTTTAGGTGCCGATATAGCAACCAATTTGCCATCAGCGGGTAATATGACATTTAGCACAACAAACGGTGCATTTACCATAGCAGGTACAGGTTTAGCAGGAGCAACTCCAATTTATTGGTATCCCGCATTGCCAGTTATGGGATTAACCCAATATGAAATTGGAGCAATTAATAATCATCCAAGTTATGCTTTTGATCAAGAATTTGCTTATGTTTATACAAATGGCTGGTCCAGATCAGTAGACGCTGGTGTACCAGCACGACCATTATTTCACGGAGCAAATAATAACTATTTTTGGGCAACCAATTGGACAGGCATAACAAGCTCAAGTGAAACCCTATTTGTAACGAATGATTACTTAGTAAACGTACCAGCTCCTCAAGGTACAGGATTAGGAGCTCTTACAGATGATCCTATTTGGACATTTAGTCAGGCAAATGGTGTAAACGCATGGACACCTTTCAGTTATTCACCTGATGTGGTTCAAAATCCAGCAAACTTACAACCAATTACAGTAACACGCACAACTACTGGTAATAATCAAATTATAGCAAACTATGTTCAGCAATGTAGAATAATACTCCCATTTAAAAATCGTTTAATCTTGCTGAATACCATTGAAAATAACGCTAACGGAGCAACCGCTATGGCTGGAGTTACGCCAGCTACATATGCAACTTCAACAAATACAGCATTTCCAGCAAGATGTAGATATTCACATAATGGAAGTCCATTTGCTACCAATGCATGGCTTGAACAAAATCAAACTTATAATCCATTTGCAACTGGTGTAGTTAATGCAGACGGTGGTGGATTCATAGATGCTGCTACGGATGAACAAATTGTTAGTGCAGAATTTATAAAAGATAGACTTATTGTGTATTTTGAAAGATCAACTTGGGAACTTGCATATACTGGTAACGAAATACTTCCTTTTATATGGCAGAAGCTTAACACTGAGTTAGGATCTCAAGGAACCTTTAGTTCAGTTCCATTTGACACTCAAGTTATGGTCACTGGAAATACTGGGATCCATGCTTGTAACGGAAGTAACGTAGATAGAATAGATCAAAAAATCCCATACGAAGTATTTAATGATTTTAAGACAAGTGGAAGTGCCACTTTAAGAATATGTGGAATAAGAGATTATTATACTGAGCTTGTTTACTGGATATTCCAGAATACAGCAGTCACAGAGTTTCAGAACTTTGATAATCAAATCTTAGTCTATAACTATAAGACTGGTTCATGGGCATTATTTGATGATTGCTATACTACATTTGGCTATTTCGAACAATCTATAGATATGACTTGGGCTAGTTCAATTCCATTAACTTGGCAAGAATCTAACTTTGCATGGAACGATAACATAGTTGAAGCCAATAAGAGACAAATTTTAGCAGGAACTCCTGAAGGCTATGTAGTTATTATCGGAGCAGACGTAGCAAGAAATGCACCTGCAATGCAGATAACTAACTTGGTAAATGACGGAACAGGAATTATTACATTAACTATTATAAATCATAACTTTACTGCTAACCCAACAAATTATAGTAACACTGATTACATCTTAACAGAAAATATAGTAGCAGATGCAGCAACAATGCTATTTATGAATGGAACAACTTTCCCGGTAGCAACTGTTGTTGATGCGAATAATATAACTATCAATACGTATGGTGCCCTTTTAGCTAATACTTATTATGGAGGAGGAACCGGAACCCGTGTTTCTAACATACAAATGGAAACAAAGTGGATCAATCCATACTTCAATAAAGATAGAAGTTTATATTTGTACAAGGTTGATTTTTCTGTAACAAGAACAGAAGCCGGTGCAATAACTGTAGATTATTATCCATCTTCATCAACTGTTTCAATGTTGGATCAAGGTGCAGCTTCAGGTGCCTTATTAGGAACAGGCGTTCTGGAAACATCACCATATGCCTTATATCCATTAGAAGCTTCACAAGAAATATTATGGCATCCAGTATACTTCCAAACAACTGGCGAATCTATTCAGCTTGCTCTGTTCTTTACTGATGAACAAATGATTAATCCTAATGTCACCTTATGTGATTTCCAACTTCAGGCTTTCATTTTATACACCCAACCAACAAGTCAAAGATTGGAGTAATATGGCAACGTCAGGACAATATAGTGCAAAGATACCTACAACTAGTGTCTGGGATCCCAGTACTATTCCGCAGAATATAGATCCAATTCTTAAAGAATTATTTATACGTATGTATCAGAACTTAAACTTAATGGCCAATGTACTTAATGTTGCCGATATTGGATTCTACAACACTCAATATGAATTTGTTAATGGACAACAATACTTTGCTAATCCAGCAAACAATTCTTCTACGCAAACTAACCCAACACAAAGACCTGTATTTAGGACAGTTGTAAATTTTGGAGCTTTGCCAAATGGAACCATTAATCCTGTTAAATCAGTACCTCATAATATACCTTTTAATTTTGCATTCTCAGCTACAAGAATATACGCAGCTGCTTCAGATACAACTGGATTAACTTATATACCTATACCTTTTGCATCGTCTACATTAAATCAAAATATACAATTAGATTTAGATGCAGTTAATGTTAACATCAGAACAGGTGCAATCGATAGATCTAATTATAATTTATGCTATGTAGTGATAGAGATCTTAAAGTTCTAGGAGATATATGAAGAAGTTATTTTTTCTTTTATGTATGTCTTATAGTTGTTCTGCTCTAGAATTAGGAATTAAATTTGATGTCGATGAAGGTAGAGAAAAAAAAGAAGAACACGAACCACAAAGTCCAGTTTGGGGTGCTAATAGAAAAAAAGTTGAAGAAATAGACGAAGTATTTACTCCAGTCAATGTAGAAGAACGCAATATTGTTTTAGATATTAATGATCCAGAAGTTCAGGAAGTTATAAGAAGAGTAGTGTCTGCTTCTATTCACCAAGCATTTAAAAACAAAGAACTTGAAAAAGAATTAGCTAATAAAAACAAATGTTGTAATTCAAGTACAAAGCTTAAGATTGCATTGCTAACTGCCCTATCTTCAACGGCTACAGCAATCATTACAATTATACTTAACAACCAATGAAACATGATCTAAGATGATTGTAGTTTGAATTTAACTTATTTTTAAGGTGTTTAATGAAGAAGCTTTTATTTTCATTGTTATTTGTTGTTAATTGTAATGCTATGTCAGATGGAACATGTGGGTCAGTCAAAAGTTCAGATTGGAACTCTCCAAATGATAGAATTGCTAGACTTAATGGAGCATGCAAAATTGATAATCATGTAGATTGTCCTTTTAAATGTAAGACTTATTATGCACATGTAATGATAGAAGCAATTAAGCAGTTGGTTGAAGATCTATACAATGAAAATATGATAGATATTGAAACAATGGAAAGAGAAATATTATCCTTAAGAAATGAAAAGAACGCTGATATGATCAATCAGGTTCTTGAAAAAATACAAAACCTGAAAGGTGAGTGATGGCAAACTTTTTTACTGGCTCCGAAAATCAATTTAAACAGTTGCCTACCAGAAATCCACAACAAATAGATATTCAATCTCAATTGGGGAATCAAATAGCACCTTTATTGCAAAATTTACTTAGCAATCGACCAGATTTTGCTCCTTTGGCTCAGCAGGCTAGAACGCAATTTCAAACAAGTACAATACCCTCATTAAGTGAGAGATTTACTGCAATGACAGGAGGGCAAGGTGGACAACGTTCCAGTGCATTTCAGGGAGCATTGGGTTCAGCTGGAACTGGTCTGGAGGCGAATTTGGCAGGTCAACAACAATTATTTAACATGCAAAACCGACAACAGGATCAAGGTCTATTAAAACTTCTTTTAGGTCATTCTCAGCAACCTTCTTTTGAAAATGTATTTTTACCAGGTCAACAAGGAGCATTAGGTGCATTTTCTGGAGGCCTTGGTTATGGATTAGGGCAGTTACCTTCATTATTTGCTGGAGGAGGTTCAGGCGGTGCTTTGATGGGGTTGTTAAATATGTTATTAGGAAGCTCGGGTGGTAAATCAGGGCAACTTTCTAATCCAGCTTTTGCATTAAGTGGTGGTTTAGGAGGTAGTAATTTTGGTGGTCAAAACTTTGCAAGTCAATTTGGCCAAGGTGGATTCTAAGGAGAAAAGATGGTTAAAGTTCTTCAAGGTAAGCAGAATATTGGCGAATTATTTGGTCAAGGATTAGGTCAAGGGTTGTCAACAGGATTGCAACAACTTGCAAGTGAACGTATTAGAAATATGAATAAAAATATTAATCAACAAAGAGCTGCCAAGTCATTTGAAGATGCAGGCATACCTAATGATTTAGCCACTGCCTTATCTTTTCAATCTCCAAGCGTACAAGGAATATTTTTAAAAAATTATTTTGAAAGATTAAATAATACAGCTCCAGAATCTGATATTTTTACAAATCAAGCACCTCAAGAAGCTGATATGTTACAAAGACTATCATCTTCTGAAAATGATCAATTCAATCAACAACCTAATAATTTAGCGAATTTATATAATCAAAATTCACAACCACCTTCTTTTAATAATGAAAGAGAAGTGCAGCCGATTGTTCCTGAAAGAACTGAAAGAAAGCCTCAACTGTCTCCACAAAAACCTTCGCCTAAAGGATCAGAGGTATTAAAACAACCTACAGCTAAACAAAGAGCCGAAGAACAAAAGTTATCTCATAAACAACAAATGGAAATAGATAAAGAAACTAAGCCTGTTTATGATGAAATTAAAAAGGATTATAAGGCTTCTCAAGAATCTAAAAAAAGATTATCTAGAATGGAAAAATTAAACAATGAAGGCAACCTAGGATTTCCTTTATTGAATTCCATTGTTAAAGCGGCTTCTCATGGAATCTTTGGTCACGGCTTTGATATCAATTATTTAATGACAGCAGATGCTCAAGAATTTGATAAATTGAGTAAAGATTTCATTAAAGATGCTAAATCTATCTTTGGTGCCAGAATAACAGATCAGGATCTTCGTGCATTTATGGATAGAATACCAACACTTAGCCAAAGCAAAGAAGGCAGAAGGCGAATCATAAATAACTTTAAAAACTTTAATGAAGCATCAGAAATAAGAGAGAACGCTTCTGAAAAGATAATAGAAGCTAATCATGGTAGGCGTCCAAGAAATTACGATAGCCTTGTAGAAAAAGTAGCCAAACCTGAATTAGATGCATTAGCTAACAAATTTGAAAGCGGATTAGAATCTGAAGATACGACTATTTTAAAAAGACTTGGTCAAGGATTAGGCTTAACCTATTAATCATTTTTTCTTAGCCATTTAACTGCATAATAAATCCAGGTAATAGGGTTTATTGCCCAGAATATTAAAAGGCCAATAGGTATACCAATCAATTGCTTTAAAGTTTCTCCGTACATTTTAATCCTTTAAGTTTATGTTATAGGTTTTTGATAAGCATTCAGAACATAAACTATCCTTTTTAATAAACACGTATCCATTCTTATGAATATTTCTTCTATTTTTTTGATTTTCGCTTGCACTGATCCATCTGCAATTTCCAGGTTCGTAATCTCCATCTGGATTAATTCTATCTATATGGTATTTGGAAGCTTTACCTTTATTTTCTTCAGAAGGTCTTTCTCCCATGTCTTCTAAAAACTTTTCAAAGTCATGCCATCTTTCACTGACCTTTATTCCTCTTGCACCATATAAATAGAAATTGAAACTAGTCTCAGAATAACAACGTTGCATCATACCTTTCCAGATAGTAAAAGTAGGCGTATGACTAAGGCCTTTTCTAGAGATACCATATTTGAAAGTACCACATTTATAACAGCCATTTTCACTTGATATTTTAATAGAATCAGATCTTATAGACTTGATTTCTCCGCATTCACATTTGGTTTTATAATAGGATCTTTTAGGTCCTGTGGATTTATCAAAGTCATATTCTAAAATAGTAAGTCGTCCAATTGTTTGATTTCTGTATTGCTCAAAGTTTTTTAAAGCTTGCTGTATGAATTTATTTTTTAGGGCAACATATTGGCATGAAGGAGAACAATATTTTTGATTTTTATATGCATAATTATCTTTGCATGAATATTCTTTATTGCAATACAAACAATTTTTACTTAACTTACTCATTATTCCCTATTCAACATCTAAACTATAAAATTCAATATCATTTCTATTAAAATGATTACATACATAACAATTCAAACAACAATGCTCCATACTAGCATCTTCTGTATCTTTCGATACAAAGTTCAGCATTATTAAAAATAATGCAATCTTGGCGATCCTCATTGGTCATTTTCCTGTTAAGAAACCAAAGAACTGTTTCAACCAGTTTGGATTATTCTTATTTATTGTTATACTTTCTTCAATTACAGGCTTGCTAGAAGGTCTTTTTAAAAACTCATTATAGCAAGCCCGTGAGCAGTATTGTGCATTCTTTCTTTGAGACTTCAAGTACTCGAATTGCACCACACAAGTCTTACATCTTGCTGTCGCTTTCTCTAACTTCTTTTCTTCCATAGTCTATTTCGTCCTCTTTTTGAATCTTTTCATATATCCATCTATTCATTAGTTTTGCAACGCTAATATTATATTTTAATGCTATATATTTCAATCTAGTGTGAAACTCTTCAGGTATTTCACAAGTTAGCCTTTTTTTGTCAACCACATCTTCCTTATGTATAAATGTATCTATGTATAAATGTTACAACTAAATTTACACAATGTCTAGAAGTGGAACAAATTTTTTGCTTATATTTCCTTAAGTAGTAATTTTCTTCAAATTAAGGAGATATTAATGTCAAACAATCAAGTGCTGAATACAGCATTTAGTCTTGGTCAAGGTCCTTTATCACCTATATTTCCACCACCAATATCAAGTATCCGTGCACCGGGTGCAAATGATATCGGCTATCCAATAGGACAAGTATGGGTTGTTAAAGGCGGAAGTGCAGCTTATCTACTTGTTAATGTAGCAGCTGGCGCAGCAACTTGGCTAAGCATAGCTGGAGGAGGAGCTGGAGTATTTAGTTCATTAACAGTAAATCCAGGTCCAACAAATTTATCAACCGTAGGAAACGGTGCAGTCACAATAGGTAATGCAACTAACACAGGTGCAGTAACTATTAGTGTTGGTACAGGTAACTTTGCTCTTAATGGGAATGGCCACACTATAGGAATTGGATCAGATGCCGCAGCAAACACCATAAATATAGGTAATAATACTGGAGCAACTGCAGTATCTATCAATGGTGGAACAGCAGGTGCAGGTGCCATAAATATTGGTACAACTGCAAATGATGTATCAATTGGTATTGGTAGCAGCACAGGAGTTTCTCTAGTAACTATCAATGGTGGTACTGGCGGAGTTACAGTAGGAACAAATGCTGTAGATCATCCAGTTTCTGTTGGATCAGTTACTGGTGCTTCTGCTACAACAGTTCGTGGTGGTACATCCGGTATAACTTTAACAGCTCCCTTTGTTGCTCTTCCTGGACCTGTTTATATCTACACTGGTGCAGGAGCTCCCGGAAACGGCCTAGCTCTTCATGTTGGTGATTTATATATCAATACAACTGCAGCATCAGCTGTAACTCGTATGTATATAGCTACAGCAGCAGGAACATGGACCAATATAACTTGTGCTGCATAAAAAGACCCTATTTAACGTTCAGGCTTCTTAGGATGGTCCTAGGAAGCCCCCCAATTTAAAGAAGAAGGAATGACGTGGAAGACCAAATAATTAATCATAAAGAAACACAATCAGAAGACAAAAGATATAACATTCAGCTAGATAAAAATGGCAAGAGATATATCTTTTCTGTGCCTGATGGAACACCATTGGGTGTAGCTTATGATTCGTGCGCAGAAATTTTATATGCTTTGAGTGGTATGATTCAAGAAGCTACCAAGCAAATGTTGCCAAAACCAGCAGATGAAGCTGCAGTAGCTTCGCCCGAAGTACAGGCAGAAGTAGTAAATCAAGCGAATTAAAATTTAGGAGAGTAGTATGTCAAATAATGCAGTAATGGCCGCAACTGAGCCGTTAAGATCTTTAGCATTTGGATCAATTTCAGGTGCTTATGCAGCAGTAGGTACACCTTTTGCAAATCCATGCAGAATGTTAACTTTACAAAATTTCACTGATCAACAAATGTTTTTTTCAGATGATACAACAGTATCAGCAGGTAAATGGACATTACCTAGCGGTGGTCAAATGATTCTAGATTATGAAGCCAACAAGACCGAAACAGGCGGAGCTTTAGCATATCCACAAGGAACACAGATATATGTTAAGCAAGGAAGTGCTCCATCAAGTGGTTCTGTTTATGTAGGCGTAACATATGGCAGAAACGGTTAAGGAGATACGATGAGTCAAATTACAGCATTTGTCCTTGGTGGAGGTGGTGGTTCAAACGTGCTTACCTTGACTGGAAACAGTGGTGGTGCGGTTGGTCCCACAGCCGGTAATATAAATGTAGTAGGCACAGGCTCTATTACAGTAACAGGCAATCCAGGTACAAGCACTCTAACTATTTCTGATTCAGGAGGAGGAATTACTTCAATAACAGGTGATTCTGGAGGAGCCCAATCAGGTCCAGCTATAACAATAACAGGTGGAACATCTGGTGGTTTATTTGCAGGTGCAGCTAATACTCTAACTCTAGCATTCACTGAATTAAACTTACCTACAACATCAAATAATACCCATGGTGTTATAAATATAAATGGTGTTCCAGTATTTCATACCTTTGGAACAAATAATCTATTTGTAGGAGCTCAAGGTGCACAAGCAGGTAACTTCACACTTTCGGCTACAAATTGTACCGTTGTTGGAGGGTTAGCCGGACAATCAATAACAAATTCTAATTTCTCACATTTTTTTGGCTGGGGTGCTGGTTTAAATAGCACAGGGATAGCGAATTCATATTTTGGATACACTGCCGGCGTTACAAATATAACAGGGCAATATAATTGTGCATTTGGAATGCAGGCCGGCACCAATAATAGCACTAGTGGCTCTTATAACATATTTATAGGTTATTTTGGGGGTGCAAATTTCACCGGCTCCGAGTCATCGAACGTTTTACTGAATTCTGGTGGTGTGGCTTCCGATAATAACACGTTACGTATCGGGGCCTCAACTGGAGCAGGAACACAGCAACTCAATAAAGCCTTTATTCATGGTATTAGAGGTATTACAACAGGAAATAATGATGCTATTCCAGTTCTTATAGACTCAGCTGGACAACTTGGAACAGCAGTTCTTCCTAGTTTCACGGCATATCAAAGTGCATCAACTACTGATAACAAAACTGGTGATGGAACCTTCTATTCTCCAATATTTGATACTGTGGTATTTAATAATGGATCAGGATATAACAATGGAACTGGCGTATTTACAGCTCCAAAGACTGGTAAATATATGTTCACTACTTCCATTACAATGGAAAACTTAAGCTCTGGTCATAATGCATCCTTCTTTAGATTCACAGCAACATCTAGAAACTTCACATTCCAACAATCATTGAATCCATTTGCAATGTCCAGTTCAGGATTCTTAACAATTCAAGGTACAGCATTTATAGACATGACAGCTACAGATACTTGTTTTGTTGAGTTTGAAGTTAATGGATCTACTAAAACTGTAGGTGTATTTGGTACAACAAATCCAAGTACTACATTTAGTGGTTACTATGTTGGATTATAGAAGTAACAAAGAATAAGGAGAGCTATGCCTACAAGATTAACGGGTTTACCCTCACTTGCTAGCTTAGGAGTAGAAGCTCCACAACCACCAAATCTGGTGGCCCTTAATAGAGCTCCTACTGTAAATGATTTTGCAAACTTTAATACTGGAGATTTGTGGCTGAATACAGCCAGTTTATCTAATAGTCCACCAACTGCTCCAAGGGCAGAAGATGTATGGATGTTAGTTAGTAAAAATAAACGAATTAATAATGCTACATGGATTAACTTTAGTGGTGGAAATGCATTGCTTACCTTGACAGGAAATGTAGGCGGTGCAGTTCCAGGTGATGTTAATCAAAATATTAATACTCTTGGTGATGGTGTTGGTATAACTGTCACAGGAAACCCAGCAACTAATACTTTAACATGGTCACTTGTTGGTGGTGGTGTGGCAACACAATCATACTTAACTGATGATGCTCAAGTCGAAGTACCAAATGCCGCTGGTCAATTAACAGTGACTGGAACTGGAGTTCTTTCTGTAGGGAATGTTTATAGTAATCTTTCTACATTAAGAGGTATTAACGTTAATACCGTTGGTACAGTTTTAAATAGTTCTATAGGCCAACCAGTTACAAATATAACTGCAACCCAAGGTATGTATGCTTTAGGGCCTTCAAATAACTTTGTAACTGATAGATTTATGTATAACTATGGAACCCATAATACTTTCCTTGGATCACAAAGTGGTTCCTTAGGTCTTACAACTGCCGCAGCTCAAAATAATACTTTTATAGGATATCAGGCAGGCACAGCCACCACTACAGCGGCACAATCGACTTACGTGGGCAGCTTGGCGGGCAATGCAAATCAAACTTCGAATAATAACACTTTTATCGGATATGCTTGTGGGATCGCATGTAACGGAGGAGGCGGAAAAAATACCTCGTGTGGAAGCACCAGTTCGAATGGTCTGACGACGGGGACCCAGAATAGTGCATTTGGTGACTTAGCTCTGCAAGTGACGACTGGATCGAATAATTCAGCATTTGGTTATAATGCGGGAAGCGCATACGTGGGTAATGAATCTGGAAATGTGACCATTGGATCAGGCAATACAGGTACAGTTGGAGAGTCAAACACCTTCAGGGTAGCTACAGCAGCTGGCTTGACCAGAGCATTTGTCCAAGGTTCTTATGGTGTTAACCCTCCAGGAGGAGGAGTTCAAACCATGGTTCAAGATATGAATGGTCAACTTGGAACTATGGCTGGTGTAGGTCCAAATCCATTTGCAACGACTGGATTTATGGCTACAAATTCCACAAGTCCTGCTAATTATTTCACTTTAGGTGCATTTGTTACTATTGGATTAGATACAGCGGTTTTTGATTTAGGTGCAAATTTTAATACAGGAACATCACTTTATACAGTTCCTAGCACAGGTTATTATTGGTTTAATGCCATGGTAACTTTAACTGCAGTTCCTAATACAATTACTGAATGTACTATGTCATTTGCTCCTTCTGCAGGTTCAGGAACATTTGGTCCTATGAGTTTTAATCCTAATTTATATCAAGCAATTATAGCAGCAACAGGAATGGCATTTGGCGGATCATGGATGACATTCATAACAGCTGGTACTACTGTAGCTCTTCAGGTTCTCTTAGGTGGTTCTGGTGGTAATACTGGATATGTTGGTGGTCAAGGAAGAACATTCTTCCAAGGCTATAGAATATTTTAGGAGGTACTATGTCAGATTTAGGAATCAAGGCAATGATAGTTGCAGCTGCAATAGCAGTGGCAATAGCTTCTAGATTTATTCCAAGTGATAAAGATAAGCAATTGGTAGAAAAAGTAGCAGAAGAGGTAATTAAAGAAGAAGTGGCACAAATTTAGCTTCACTCATTTATTCCTTCTTTAACAGTAGGCGGGTTTTTTACTTCCCGCCTATGTAATAGAAGAGTTAAATGAATTCTTTTATAGCTTCTTCTTCAGTCTTCGCTTCTAATTTAACCCAGTTAGGTAATTCTTCATTAGGGCTAATTTGAATGTAAAAGGAAAAAGGAATATCAAACCCTTCGAATACTTTACATAATGTTCCTTTTTGAGCTGTGTCTAATATTGTAGGTCTGGAATGTCTGGTTATTACAAAAGGCTTTTCCATTACTAAGTTTCCTTTCAATTACTTTATTTCTCTAATTCTTTTTATAGTAGCTAAAAATACATCTTTAGGCATCTCTTTAAAAGTATTAATCTTAAGAGCACCCAGAATCATCTTTGCTATATCAGGATTATCCTTAAGCTCATTTTGTAACATTTCATGTTGTTCAGCTGTAATGAACTCTTGTGGCTTACTTACAGGTTTAGGTGCAGGTGGTGGGGAATAAGTTGCATTTCCAGCGTCATTGTCTTCTGGATCTTGTGCAATTGATACACCACAAAGCTCTCTATAAGTATAACGAGCCAAATAGCTCAGGCAGGCTCCGAGGCCTTGCATGGTTGCCTTTTCAGGAACCAATAACATTCTAGACTCAATGAACTGTCCTGATGAATGACCCAACGTTACAATGTAAATTTGTTTGCCATCTACGATATCAATTCGTCTACTTACACTTAAGCCATATTTTGTTAAAGCAGGTCTTGTAGCAGCTATTAGTTCTTCCAAGTCTGCATAGCCACCATAATGAGATGATCTATTTTTTCCAACAATATCAAATTCAGCCTGTGCTTTAGCTAGAGCTGCAAATAATTCGTTATACTTGTTTGTCTGATTTTCCATTAATTAAATCCTTTTGTTCCTTAACTAATCTCTCTGTGCTTACTAGTATCTTTCTTGCTTCGTCTCTATGTCCCGTTAATTCTTCTAATAATTTATTGTTACTATAGGCCACATATAATGAAGCAGCAACTATTGTACCGCAGGCAGCCAATAAAGCAGCTATAAAAGAGGCATCCAAAAATAACCACCTCATTAACCAATGAACCCCCACGGCTATTAATACAAATATTACAAAGTCTTTTAATTCCATATTGTTCCTAATTATTTAATTGTATTCCAACAAAGGAATATTAATGTCCATCTTTGAAAAGGTGTAAAATTCTGAAAAAATAAAGAATCTACCATACACATCACAACTAATATATATAAAATGGTGCGTTGAAAAGGAAACAAATTATCTCCACGCATATTAATCCTGTAGACTTATAAAGGGAATTGATCCGGTAACATATTTAGGTAATACTCCGTCCCATTTTTCTATAGCCTTTAATTGAGCTAATTCCTTTGTAGCTGATTGTTTTTTGACTTGTTGAGCATATGCCTCAGCATCAGCAATAAGTTTAGTCTGTAGGGCTTTTTCTTTGATCTTTTCAGTTAGATTCTTAGCCATCATAGATTCTTGAGTAGCAATCTGCTTATCTTCTACTGCCTTTATAAAAGCATGTGAGAAGTCTGCATGTGAAAAGTTAACCTCAATGAATTCTATATAATGAGGCTTTAATCTTTCTTTAAGGTCCACATAGATTTTATCTTTAGCTTCATGTCTATTATGAATTAGTTGTTCAGCAGTGTACTGAGATATCACAGCTTTTATGCTTTCATGACAAAAAGGAACCAAGATAATAGATTCAGGAGTTCCACGAGTTGCCTTATATAATTCAGTTTCATTTACATAGCGATAATTTACATCAATTCCTATTGAGATTTGCTGTAAATCTTTTGATAAGGCATCTGTCTCAATAGCAGCCTTAATTATGCCATTGGGCATTTCTACAATAGTATCAATAATCGGCATCTTGAAGTACATTCCACCTTCACGTCTAGCATTTATTATATTTCCAAGGCGTAATTGTAATGCAGTATAACCGGGATTAACTATATAAAAAGGTAAATTAAAATATAAAAACGCCAAAATAATAATAAAGCTAATTGCACTAATTACATATTTAATTAAAGTTTTTTCATTCATCTTTTTTCTCTTTCTTCAAAATATCTATCAATCTTTTTAACTAGAATCTCACCAAACTTAGAAGCTATATAACATAGTAGGACTATGATTGCTATAAACCCCATTAAGCCAAATCCAACGATTAATAATCCAACAGTTTTAAGGAAAGCTATTATAAAACTATTCATATATTTCTTCATCTTTATCAAAAGGTATATAGTCTTCCATAGAGTCATACCATTTCACCTTACAGGGATAACATCTATTTACATATACTTGGGTTTCAGTTTTACAATCAGCACATTTGAAATCTGCTTTATGCTTTGTATTCATCGGATATTTCCTTTAATAAATCAGCACCATGATCGATCTTGCAATTTATTAGACTAGTTGGATCATCTTTGAATTTTTCTATGTTATCAAAGATATGTTTTATAAGATTTAATTCTTCATTATCTTCAAGAGCTTTTAGAAGATTTTTTCTTCCATTTTTACCCAAATCGTTATAAACTGCATAACCAAATTTGCAGCCAGCTTCAAAAAAGATATGTTTAAAGTTTCCATATTCTTTATTATCTGGGATGCCTACTGCCACTAATCTCATTAAATGATCTAATATTAATAATGATTTACATTTAGCCGTTAAACCATCACTTATTAATGCTTCTATTTGTTCTTTTGTATAATTCATTTATTTCCTTTAATTTTTATTTAAGGTAGACATGAAGTCATCAAACTTATCACGGGTTAATAAGTGAGAACCAGGCTTAAAATGAGCAGCTATATATTTATTCTCATCTCCATAAACTTGCATGGCTAATTTATGTACTGCCATTTCTACAACTTCTGATCCAGTCCATTTTTGATAAGCATCTTTGGATAAAGTTTCTTGTAAGTGCCAAATCATTTCAAAAATAGCAGGATGTATATTAAGTGATTTGGTTTGTTTTGAAGAATGTCTTGTGTAAAATTTAATTTTCATTTATTCCCTTATTGTTTATTCATTTAACTAATCTTAATATAACATGAACAAATTCTAAAATCAACATTTACTTTTATTAACATATGTAGTAATATCAATTTGTGGTTTAAGTTAACTATAAGGAATAATATGGAAAAATACACACGACTTAGTATTGATATACCTAATGAAATGCATAGAA